CTTATCGAAAAGCAGCGGCGAATTGTCCACCACGTTGTTTAGCATCAAGCACAGCAGCCTTAGTGGCATTAGTGATTTGTGGTATCATCTTTGCTACTTCAGTACGAACCATAGCTGCATCGCTACCAGTGACATTGATTGACAAGTTCTGAGTGAAATTGCCACCCCCACCGATAGCACTAGCAGTTTGCTTCGCATTAACTACAGTACCAGAGTGACGGGGGATCACAAGTTCAGGCCCTTTCTCACCAACCATGTAAGCCGTATTAGCCATCATGGAACCACCAGCAGCACGACCCGGAGCACGAGGAGGAGCCATAGAAGGAGAATGTCCTTTAGAAGGCATAATGAACCCAGACACACTATTTACAAGTTGTTGGACAACAAGTACACGGTAGAGTTCTTTGATGATTTCAGCCGCCATAGTCTTGAAGGCATCTTTAGCAGACTTAGTACCATCCACTATCGACATCAAAGTATCTTCCATAGCAGACTTGACAGTACCCAGAAGACTGATGCGCTGATTGTCAAGGTCGATCAAACGTTGAGTCTCAGCAGCCTCTTGTACCAGCCCTGCAATAACTTGTGGGCTTGTCGTGCTGAACTCTTCACCAAGAGCCTGACGGACTTTCTGATAGGCTTCGGAAGTACCAATCAGTTCCCTCTCTACAGCAAGTTGTTCTTGTAGTTTCTCAATCGCAGTCTGAGTGGCTTCCGTAGGACCCGTGCCACCCTGAGTTCCAGCAGCGGCTGCGTCAGCAGCAGCCTTTTGGTTAATAGCAACCCGCCCTTTTATGACAGCACCCCTATACTGCATATCATTCAGGTTTACTTCTGGTCTGCCCCCGCCACCCATAAGGACAGAAGCAGCAGCAGGGGCCTTTTGTGTAGCTGCTGCATATGCTGCTTGCAAAGCACCTGCCAAATCCCAGCCATTCCTAGCTGCCAAGGCAACAATAGAGGACAGATCAACTAAGGAGAACTTAACACCCGCTGCGAGAGCGTCTTCCATAGCCTTATTAAAGCCTTCAGCGTCCTTCTTAGCGCCAAGAAGTTGTAGGTTCTTGACAATATAGTCAACGGCTACCGCTTGTCTTTCTGCTGCTTTGGCTTGATCAGTCCAGTATTGGCTCTTTGCTACAGTTTTATCTATAGCCGCTTGATATGTCTGTTCAGCAGCAAGTCTTTCTTGTGCCCTAGCACTATCTGCGTTTCTTTGATTCTCGGTTACTACGAGTTCACTTTGACGAACCTTAAGTACATCCTGATGTGCCTTATAGAGTGCTACCAGACCTGCAATCTGAGTGGCATTGAGTTCTCCACTAGACCTAAGACTGTCTTCATAGCTTTTACGGTCAACTTCAGCTTGTTTCTCCTTGAAGGCAAGAGAGTCTTCACCGAGGTTTAGTCTCGCAAGTTCGAGGTCATGTGTTTTAAAAAGGGCATCATACTGTTTGTTATAAGTATCAACACCTTTTTCTTGAACAAGTCTTACTCTCTCAAGAGCAGCAGCACGTTTTTCTTCTGCCGCAGCGATTGCCTCTGCTTGAGACACTTCTTCGGCACGACCAATGACAACATCGACACCGCCAAAAGTACTACTAGCACCAGCATTTTGCTGTGTGTTTTTCTTAATCTCAGCAAGTTTAGCTTCTGCATCAGCCAAAGCCTTCATAGCTGCGTCTAGGCTGTCCGAGGAAAAAAGTTCATCCTTAGTCATACCCAAGGAAGCAGCTTGCTTTGTGAGTAGGTAATCTTTCAGAGCAGAGTCAAGGGACCTGATACGGTCTTCTGCATCTTTTATTGGGCCATCGGCTGCTGCTTTAGCCTCCTCACCAGAGTTAAAGAAAGCCATAGCCAAGGCTGCCAACAAGGGGATTAGGATAGTCACCCCAGCAAAAGCTGTAGAGAGTGCAATCTTAAACCCAAGCAAAGGGATTGTAGTGGCTTGTAGTGCGGGTGGCAAGAGATAAAGCAAACCTGCCATCTGGGTCATCTGCTGACTAAAGGCAACTAGCGGATTGGTTCCACCTTGTACCTGCACAATGAAGTCACTAACCTGATAACCAGTCTGTTGAGCAGCTACACCCATTCTGTTCATACCATCAGAAGTCTGATTGGAGTGCTGGACGAAACGATTACCTACTTGACGGATACCATTCTGGAAGTTCTGGTATTCTTGATTGAGGGATTCTACAGCAGACTCATGTCTCTTAGTAGAGATTGCCCCAAGCCTATGTGCCGTATTCAACTCTTCAAGGGAACGTTCATACAACTGAGAAGAAGCATAGATTTGGTCATACTTGAGACGTAGACGTTCGGTCTCTTGTACTGCTTGTTGCTTGGTAAGATTGAGTTGCTCAATAGCGCGGGCTTCTTCCTCTGCCCTTTGCTTACCTAGTGAGAAAGCGGTTTCCACTTTATTCTTAAGGGCATCCAAAGAGCGTTTAGCTTCTGCTTTAGCAATTCTGTCGTTTGCATCTACAAGTTTCTGAGCTTCTTTCTCAGCACGGGCTGCCTCTTTAACACGAAGCTTCTCACGCCTATCAGATTCTTGTTGTAGTTTGGCCGTGACTATGGCTTCTGCTTTATTGATAATGTCTAGGTTCTCTTGTGTAGTATTAGCGAAGGCTTTTGTAACTCTGTCTGCTCTCTTGGATTCTCGCAGAAGAGAGTCTACAACTTTAACAAAGAGGGTATCGGTTGACTTGAGGGTTGTGTTGAGACTATTGACTTGTGTAAAGTCTACTGTAAGAGTAATATCAGGCATTTTTATTCACAACCCTCAAGTAAACGGTATCTAGTTTCTTAACTACCTCAACTTCCCAAGGTAGCAATACGTTATGTGTCATACGTTGCCAAGCATCAATCTCTTGGTAACTGATAGGAATGGGTCCAGAAAACCCTTGACCTCTGGTGCTATTGAGCAATAAAAAAGCAGTCCAGACGTATTCCAGTAACTCTGGGAACTCAGGTCCCTGTAGAGCCAATGGTGTTCGTCCAGACTGCTTTTCCACTTCCTGTAAATGTTCTCTCTCGGTCACACCATTCTTGTCAGGAATAGAGAGTTTGAAGTACCACTCTGCATACTCCCCTAGATCAAGGATCAGACCTTCAAAAAAGCAGAGTAATCCTCTTGGGCATCAATGACTTGTTGCTTAAGCCAAGGAACTTTAGCGTAGAGGTCAGCAGCCTCTGCTACAGTAAACTTAGGGGACTTGTTGTTAAACTGAATGTTCCAGTCCTTAGTAGTCTTAGCCAGAAGGTCCAGCATAGAGTTTTCCAACTCTTCAGCAGTAAAAGTAACTTTCTTACCTTTGGCTGCCTTCTGGATACGCTTGTTGGTTTGTTCGTGAATCTGTGCTTTGTAGACACTAGAGTGAGGTGCATACACCGTGATGATCATAGGCTTCCCATCATCCTTGAGGAGTACCTCTTCAGTTACAGGGTGCTTGATTTCAACAGTGATGGTGTCGTCGGTCGGGATCATATTGAATAGATCGGCCATGTCGGGTGGTCCTTTGGTTATATTATTGAGTCGGGAAAGAATTAAAGCGGGTGGTCAACCCCCGACAAGCCAACCACCCTAGCCCCGAGGGGATTACGTTACGTCGGATTACGGATAATCTCAACGCTGCTGTTCTCAGCCGTATCGTACAGAGCAACGAAGGGCAGAGTAACAATACGAGAGGTGGGGTTGTCTACAGGAACACTAGCTCCATTGATCTTGACACGGGGGAAGTGGAAGGTGTAGTTGGAAGCCCCACTAGGGTCATTCACAGTGACTTGGAAGGCAGATGTCGTCTCGTTGACGAAACGGTTGATCAAGGAAGCATCTTCGAAGTATGCAGTGATCGTACCCTCGACAGTAGCCATACCAAACTCAAGTTGAGGAGTGGTAGCAGAGCCAACAACAAAGGTAGGAGCCAAAGAGTTCGTGACACTGAAGTCGATACCAGTGATGATGGCTACAGAAGTCAAGCCACCCGTAGCACTAGCGTTACCGATAGCCATAGCACCAGAGTAGCTGTCGAAGGGCTGGTTGGTGGTGGAAGCAGTCTTAGTCGGGTCTACAGAGGTACCCGAGATAGCCATATCCTTGCCAATAATGCTGAATGTAGCAGCAATCATTGCGTTAGGCTTAATCGAGATGGCAACAGTGTTGACAGTCATACCCGTGAAGAGACGGAACTGATCAATGTCATCGGCTGCATCTTCAATGGTGAAAGATTTAGCGGTAGAGCCAATCTTCAGGGCGCGGTTCTTAATCGTACCAGCGACAGTCTGGGCACCCGTGGTAGCACTAGCATACGAGACAGAGGTTGCAGTGCAAGCAGTGACAGTGTGAGTACCATTGTAGCCAGCGGGAGTGACACCAGCAACAGTGATAGCAGAGCCAACCGGGAAGGGAGGGATTGTCTGAGTTGCAAAGGTCAGAGTGGCTACACCAGCAGAGCCAGTAGCAGTGAGGGTAGCAATGGTTGCAGAGTCTGCAAAAGCACTCATGAAAGCACTTTCGAGGAAGGCATCATAGTCACCTTTGCGAAGATCAACTACAATATCACCACCAGCTTGACGGTTGCCATGACGGTCAACACGGAGCATACGGTCTGGTTGAATATCGTTTCCGGTAACACGGTCTTTGGTCATTTCCAGAGAGTGCGTGTTGTAGGGAAGTTGGACTAGGGCGGGGCTACCGGGGGTAACACCAAAAGAAGATTCAGCAACGTAAGACAGGCCAGAACGGCTACCTTGTGAGAACGCCATATTTAGTTTCCTTTATCAGTGATATATGTACCAGCCGATAGTGACTGGTGTGCAGTAGAAGGGAGAGTCAAGGAAACTCGTCCTGACTTCAGAGTAGTCGATTGACACTATGATAGTGCCAGCCGTAGTAGTACCTAAAGTATCCAGCAGAAGGATGTCACCAGTCTCTAGGAGGAGGCTATCACCACTTTCCAGAAGCAGGTAATCTGTGAGTGCGGTGTAGCTAATGTCTGTAGTTGCCTCGAACCTATCAAGCAAGAAGTCAGCAATCTCATAACCAGCACCCGGACCCATTCCTTCAGGAGTACAGACTAGGATGCTGTAGAGGCCATCATATCTTTGTTGTGGGTTTAAGCCTCGTACAGCAGGTCTACGAGAGGTTGGTACGAAGTCAGCCTTTATGAAAGAAGTACCATTTGTAGGCTGATATGGGATGTTCTGACGGGCAATAGGTGGGATACCTACAGTATTAGAGAGGTGAGTATCTAGGCAGGCTCTGATGTCGTTAATGATTGTCATCGGCCACCTCTAACTTTGTTGATAGCTGCTTGGAGGATACGGGGGTAGTTATTTCTGGCCCCGTCATACACTTTGTAAGGTTGTGTCTTCCATCTCCAACCACCAGTTTCTACAATACCAGCATGAGCAGAGTTATTACTCAAGTTCACTCTTGTCTGCCCATCAGGAAGTGCATCAACCTGAGTATAGAGTTTCTTGAGTGCTTCTTGTTGCATAGCAGGTTTGTTTTGACCCGGGGGACCGATATATTTAATGTTACCAGTAAACTGCCCTGCGGAAGAAGCCTCTCCAATATTATGGCTCATTATGTAGGTTCCTGTATCTACAGGAGATGAAACTACAACCTCACGAGCCATGCCTTTTAGAAACTCATCTCTTATTTCATCAAGGTCTTCTTTGACCCTTCTTAGGGCTTCAGTAAAGGAAACACCTATACCTCTATTAAGAGCCATATCATTCCCTCACTTGTAGTTGATAGCACATCGTAGCACTACCAGACTTAATCTCCATGACCTTGACAATGTTCACCGTATCACCAAGACCAAGTATCTGGTCTGTAGCATCAGGTTCTGGTGTAGTTGACCCATCAATCAATTTGCAGTCAAGGACTACCTTACGATCACCACGGAGAATAGATTGCCCATCAACCATGTCTGGCGTGTAGTCATAGAAATAGCCCCGTACAGCGTAGTCTGTGTTTGTGGCTGTCACAGTACCTGAATCACTATCATAGGCACTGGCGGCTCTCTTACGAAGCGTGAGGGCTATACCATGCTCCCTGATGAGTTGTCTGAGTGTGTAGCTATCAAACGCCATTAGGTTCATCGGTGATGTACTGATCAGCCGCTCCTGAGTTCTCGAACTGGTCAATAGTGAAGGCAGGTTTAATCCTATCGCTATCTTCCCTTACAGCCGCTACAGCAGTGACAGAAATACCGCCACCATAGACACCCAGAGATTTACCAGAGGTCTTCTTGCCTTGGGCTTCAATCTGCAAGGACAGTTGTTGGTATTGTTTAGCGCGGTCACTGTAGTTGGCACTCAGGGCACCATCAAGGGTAGTAGTAACCATCCTGCTGAACTTGGCTGCAATAGCCTTGCAAACCCATGACCCTGCATAGTAGACATTATCGCCAACCTGTGCTAAGGCAAAAGTAATCTCTTCATTCTGGACAAGTTGGTCTGAGGTGTCAGTGTCACCTACAAGAAGACGAACAGTGTTGATACGACCAGAAGAAGTTGTAGTATTCAAATCAGAGACATCATAACTCCAAGACATCTGGTCGTCTCCTTAATTAGTTTTCTAGTTCGCCATAA